GCTTTTATGAGCTCTCATTCGTCATGAAGACCCTCTATTCTATCAAACGTGAGGTTAGTAAAACAATCAAAAGTGCTGTTGAAGAAGATGTAGGTTTCGAGGAGTTCTTGAAGTGTCAATTATCAACTGACGCTCACCTTAAACGAGCCCGTGCCGATGTTAACAAGATGACCGACCTTACAGCTAAGGTCGCTTTCGAACCTGCCCCTGAGACCCCAACGTCATCAGCGCGCCTACAACTTATCAAGAAGCAAGGTGACACGCAAGATGACCTCTTGGGCAACTCCATTGCCATCCTCCTCACAGCCGCTGGCGCCTCCATGGGATTCGTTTTTAACCGAGTCATTTGCGAGGCTCTCATCCGACGTGGTCACACGAAGTGGTACCACTTTCTTGCAGCCATTGCTGCCATGACCGCCCTCCCAGTAGCGTGTTTTATGTTCGCCCAGTCTGTTCCGAAGTTCATTGACTATGTCATCGCTAATTGGATTCTCCCTCCCAAGCAGCTTGAGACCGGTCTTCTCGATTTCACTTCGCAATCCTACGACGACGCGACTATTAAACGCAAATCTCGCGTCATTGTCAAACAAGCTGGTTCTGATGCCCCTTTGCCACCAGGCATCGTCCACATCCGGGTTAACTATGGCACACGCACATTCCGACAACAAGGTTTTGTGACCCACGGTTTCAATTTGCTTACCACTGCGCACTCTTTTGAAGGTATCACCGACTCCTTTGAGATTGAGATACGGCACCGTCGCCGTGGTGTCGACATTGTTTCTGTTGGCTCGCTTAATGCCTCCACTCTGACTTTCAGTGACTCGAAAGATCTTGTCACCGTCGACATCTCCTCTGTCGACATACAGCCGTTCCCCGATTGGCGCCGCCATTTTACCAATAATCCCATTATTCCAGAGTACTTCAATTCTACTATGCGAACGTACACCGAACAAGGCTTCGTCAAGGAGTTTTGTGCTCGATCAAAAGCCATGTACAAGGTTTGCATGTACGATTCTGAAACCCGCGATAGTTACAACGTAGCGCAAGGTTTCCGCACTCCCATTTCAACGACTGATGGTGATTGTGGCGGTGTCCTCTTCAACCACGATGTGATTTTGGGCATGCATGTTGGTGCCACCACCGACTGCACCACTGCTTTCGCCATTCATCTTACTTCCGACGATATTCTAGGTGACAATGTGCTTCTACCCACCCTCAAGAAGCAGAGCGATGACCATGTTTGGATGACCCAAGATGACAAGATCGTCCCCATTGGGACCCTTGCATCTAGTGAGATTATCCATAATTCTGGCAAGACAAAGATTACCAAGTCTGTCATACACGGAGTTTTTCCACCCACTACTGCCCCTGCAATACTTACCACCAAAGACCCGCGCAACAAAACCGGCCTTAACCCAATGTGGAAAGGGATTCAGAAGTACCAAGTCCCAACAAACGTACTCTCTGATGAACTTATCACCGTGGGTTGTGAAGCTCTGCTCGACATCTTCAAGGTTGACACTGGCATTACATTTGGTCCGCTTACTGAACATCAAGTCCTCAATGGCGACCCCAACATCCCTTACTGTGCTGGTTTAGATCTCAATACTGGTTGCGGTGACGGTTGGCCTGTTACCCCATTGGGCAAAGCTGCTCACATCGAACGTGTCGACGATCACTACGAAATCACTTCCCCACTCCTCCGAACCCGCCTCGACAACCTCGAAAAGTCCATTATGGACGGCAATATTGTTGTCCAAGTGGTCGCCGATACTCTTAAAGATGAACGACGCAAGCTTGCCAAAATTGATTCCTGCGATACACGAGTTATCAATGTTTACCCCATGGAATATACCATCCTCATGAATAAGCATTTTGGTAAAGTTATGTGTCATTTCTTCTCCATGCACCTCCTCGAACACCCTATCGCAGTTGGCCTAGATCCTTACTCTAAGGATTGGCATCTCAAGATCCAATATCTCCTTGAGATGTCTGACTATGGCTTTGACGCCGATGGCAAGTACTTCGATGCCACCTTTCCTCTTCGCAATGTCGTCACACGTTTTATGTGGCAATTCATCTGTGTCACTACCAAAGATCACAACTATCGGCGCTTTCTTTTCCGACTTTTCTTTTCAGGTTTTATTGCTGCCCACAAAGCTGGTAGTTACGCCTTTTACACCGAAATGGGCGTTCTTTCTGGTTATTTCTTCACCACTTTCATTAATTCCTTCACCGTTTATTTCTATCTTTATGTGTCTTATTATCGAGCTGCACCCGTCCAACTTCGTTCTCACGCCTCTTTTATTGAGAACGTTCGAGCTATTATATTCGGCGACGATCATGTCGTCTCTGTGTCTCTGATCGCCTCCAGTTTCTTCAGCTACAAGAGTGTCGCCACTTTCCTCTCAACTCTGGGACTTACCTACACCCCTGGTTCTAAAGTTGACAATGAGCAGCGGTCGCTCTGGCCCGTGCTAGAGTGCACTTTCCTCAAGAATTCCATAGGTACTATGGGCCCCTTTTACGTGGCTCAATTAGATCCTGTGGTTTGGCGAGAGATGGTGAACTGGACGCGCAAGTCGGACGACAACGTTGCAGCGACCATAGTTAACATACGTATGGCGCAACGATTTGCCTTCTTTCATGGTAAGGCTGTGCACGATGAGTTTATCAACAAGCTCAAAGATGCTATGCCTGGTCTCGTCCTCCCTGCATACCGAGACCTGCAGGACACCTACAAACTTTACGGCACGCTTGGATACGACGAATACAATCCTTTCAAGCGAAAACAAACCAACATTGACAAAATGAACTCCAATTTAATTCAAGACAAACTCGTCAAACAGTTTTACGAATCACACATTCAACCATTCCAAGTCCAATCCTCCGTCGTCGATATGATTCAGCCTTTCGCGAAGATCATCGACGGCATCATTCCGCGAGCTATCCAAGAAGATGCTTTAGGCATGCTAGGTGCTCTAGACAAACCGACTCTTCCCGACACCATCAGTAAGACCCGATGGCAATTTGTCGGTAACTGGAACACAGGCCGTACCATCGACACTAGCATTCCCTTTCGCTCCGATCCCAGCACCATGACTCTCACTGATGAACAACACTTCAAGAAGGGCGATGAGATGATGATAGCCAACATCACTCGCATTCCGACTGCGATCGTCACCTCCTTCGACGTCAATGGTCAAGGCATAAGCACTTGGACAACCGGCAACGCTCCTGGTCTTTCTCTATTCACCGAGTTGGTCAGTCCTGTGACCGAGATTCCGACATACTATCCTTTGGCTACAACATACACTGGCATCATACCGACAGCCCTGGCATACACAGCCATCAAGTTCCACCACTGGCGCGGTTCCATCAACTATGAGCTCGAAGTCTTTGGTGGGCCCTTCCACAAAGGAAGTTTGCGCTTCTCTTTCCATCCCGATGTCTACAACGTAGCCGACGTTTCCAGTGAGACCGCGAAATCCTCCCAGTATTTCACGGTGCTCAATTTGACCGACAAGACCAAGAAAATTAGTCTTACCGTCCCCCACAACCATCGTTATCCGTGGCTCGAAGTTCCTAACACGAACACCCTCAACACGCCAGCTAAATGCCGGCGGTTTAGCCCAGGCATAGTAGTGGTCTCCGTTGTCAAGCGTCTTATCGCTTCAGGACAAGCCTCCCCTTCCATCGGCTTTGTTGTGCGACGATCCGCCGGCTCCGACTTTTCTCTCGCCAACCTCGACTTACATAACACCTCTGTGCAGTTGGCTCAATCAGAATGGGAAACTGTGCCGTTCACAGTCCAATCCGACGTAAATGCAGCGCAAGGTCTCAATTCTGTTGCTGAGCATGACACGACCGTTGGTACAACCATCGCCGTCGCCCAGATCGATGCCATCGACACGAATAACTCTCCTCCCATTCCAACCTCCACCAGCACCGATCGATTTCGGACCGCCATCACTGAAGAGAAGTGGACGCTCGAGGACTCTGCCGCCAAACGCATGCTCTTCGATGTTGTCGACTGGCCATCCACAGCAGTACACAATACCATCCTTGCATTGTACGATGTGCCCAATGATATCACAGTGTGCGAACTCAACTCCATACCCAAGAATCGATTCGTCAATGTCACGACCGACGTGGAGATCACTGCCGAGTTGGCATCTAATGCTTTCGACACAGGTGCCGTCGCGCTCGTCTTCTTACCCCTTGTTAACAAGGGTTGTCTCACAGTTGGACCCCAGACGCACAATACCTTCCTCTCCTGCCCGACCCAAGCCGACTTCTCTCTGCACGTGTTGATGCAGCCCGCGACCGACACCACTTACAACCTCACCATCCCGTACCGTCATCCTCAAGCTTCACTCAATCTTACTGCAGGCGACTCTTTGGGCACTTTAGCCTTAATGGTTTACCAGCAACTGGCCAACATCACCCCATCGAATCCCGTTACGATCTCTCTCCATGGACATCTTAAGGGTGCTGTTGTTTCGACTCCACGACCTTGCACCGTAGCTGAACCCGGAGTTTGGTTTAATAATAATACAGAGATTGAGCGAATTCAAGCTCATGAGTATACCAAAATCAAGTTTCGAAATCAGTCGACCGTGACCGAGCTCAACCCTACCGCCCCTTTGGCCCAGCAAGCTAACTCTGCCCTTGCTAAGGCGCCCAATACCATCTCCTTCCCCGCTTCCCACCGCTCAAAGAAGATATATGATGTGCAACACTTCGAGGACCAATCGACCGATCTTCAATACCTCATGAAGGCCGCCAATTACAGTTATGCCCGTACCTTCACCACTGACGCCACCCTTCCGACTTCTCTCTTCTTTCTCGACATTGCCGACGACATCCTCTTTCCATCTGGTCTTGGCACAACCGAGCCCGACAACGGAGCCGGCATGATTGGTTGGTTTGGCCCCATGTACCGAGCCTTCCGTGGTGACCTTCGACTCAAAATGATTTTCCAACTTGGACCTAGCGACGTCCAAAGTACAGCGAGTATCCATGGCTGGGTAACTCATGCCCAAGAAGCTTATGGTCAGACCCTTGTCGGTACCATCCAGACTGGTGTTTATACCAACGCCCATCTGACATTCCCGACGTCGACTGCCGCTCCGTACATGACCGCAGGCACACCCCATGGCCACAATTTCATCCTCACCGACGCAAATCCCGAGGTGGTAGAGATTGAGATCCCTTACTCCCGCCTCGTGCAATTCACGATTCCATCATGCTACGGCATACAAAACGCCCAGGACCCTTATGGATTGGGCACGCTCGTCATCGCGCTCAATGACCAATACGGATCGACCAATATCACTTGCCGCATCTACGCCTTTCTTGGCGATGCAGCCCGCTTTGGCATCCCCTGGATGATTCCTCCAATTACCATCGTCCCCAAACAGTTCCCAGATTCTTGGGACATCGTGCCAGGCCCGCACGCAGAGGCCACCCCGTCCGATACCGACTCCGATTATATCGAGGTTGTGAGTACAGATAGGAAGAAGAAACCGCAGACGAGAGTCTCACTGCGAAAACTTAAAATTTGAGACTCCAAACACACTCTCCGCATATGAATGAACGCCACTTTGTCATTCAATTTTTCCGCGAAGTCAAATTGCTTAATTGTGAAATGATTTCAAATATTATCCGGTGCTTCACACATGAAGAAACTCCCGTCGCTTTGACTAACTAGGGCCATATAGGTTTATCCTCCGACCGATGTTACGAGTAGGGATTTTTGTTCCTGTGAAGAGGTTAGCTCCTATCCTTAAAGGGGCATTATACGTACTTTCACTATTTAATCTTGGC